ATATAAACATGCCGGTTCAGATATATCAAATATCTTATTCCATAAATTAATTTTCATATGTGAACCTTTTAAATAATGGTGCGCGAGGTAGGACTCGAACCTACACTCAGACCGTTATGAGCGGCCGGCTTCACCTTTAAGCTACTCGCGCAATTCTTTTATTCTTTTCTATCACCCAAGATATTGAGGAGTGACATAAAGATATTAATAAAGTTGATGTAAAGGTTAAAAGCACCAATTGCTCCGGCCTTATCTCGTTCAGTCTCATCGAGCTCATCATATGTATTCTTTAAGTTCTGTGTATCATAAGCCGTAAGACCGGTAAACACCAATACAGAGATACAGCTGATGATAAGTGACATCATAGAACTTTGTAAGAACAGATTAATAAGACCAGCAATCACAAGACCAATGACACCCATCATCAAGAAACTACCAAGATTTGTAAGGTCTCGCTTTGTAGTATAACCATACAAAGAAGTAGCACCAAACGTGGCAGCAGTGATGAAGAATACCTGAGCAATACTTCCAAGCTTAAAGATAAGGAAGATTGAACTCATGCTAAGGCCCATAACGGCAGCAAAAGCTACTAGAAAGATCTTAGCAGTTTGTGCAGACATACTCTGAACAAGAAATGCAAAAGCAAGACTCATAGCCAATGGAGAGAATATTGCAATCCACTTAAAGTTTGTACCCCAGATCATCTTAAGAAGATCAGGGCTCATGCTAATGCCAAGCGATACAAGACCGCTGACAGCAAGAGCAAATGTCATATAGTTATAAACACTGAGCATAAAATTACGAAGACCCTCATCATAAATGAGTTGACTTCTTACTTCAGTAATAGATGGTTGCATATCAAACTCCTATTAATTAGCGACAATTTCTTTAAGACGATCTGCGGCGTATGATGCTGCGAATGCTTCAGGCTTTACTTTTGGTGCAAAACCACACATTCCGCGGATATATCCAGTAGCTTGCTGAATAACACATGAAGAACCATGCATTTCGTCGGGATTAATATCTAAGTGAACTTCACAGTGACGATCACCAATAGCGTCTAACAAGTCAAGATACATCTGTGATGCACGATATACTTCATTCATCAAACGTACTGCTGGACGATCATGACGCTTATCATAGTCACGTTCTGTGTCTACCTTTCCGAAGACACGACAACCTCTAGATGAATCCATGTGTATAACAACAGCAACTGTGTAGTCAGCGTACCATTTGTCATCCCTACCACGGTAGCGTTCACTATCTGCTCCAATATAGACGGAGGTGGTAGCCGAAGAACCGCGGATGTATTCAGCAACTTCATCAAGATTAAATTCCCTAGACATTATTCACCTGCATTTCTGGAGCGGGGTACGGGACTCAAACCCGTTTCACTAGCTTGGAAGGCTAGGGCACAATCTATATACCAACCCCGCAATTATTCCTATTTACTTCTTACCCTTACGCTTGCCTTTCAAGCGACGAGACTTACGCTTCTTACTTCCAATCTTCCGTCTGCCCTTACGGGGGCGATTCTTATGAGGATGTGCCATAATTTACTCCTTGAATTTGGTGCGCACGGTCGGACTCGAACCGACAAGCCGAAGCGAGAGATTTTAAGTCTCTTGTGTCTACCTATTTCACCACGTGCGCCTGATCTATATAGTATAAAAACTGTGAAAAAATGTCAACCCGTAACCTGAAAAAATTATTTCCGGAAATTTTTACGCTGTTTTACCTTTTAACATGTTTTTTATGTATTTTACACATTATCCATGAGTTATAGTACTCATCTTTCTCTAAGACTTCTTCTGCGAATTGATACTTCGCTTCGAAGTATCCACACTCGCCTTTTGTTTTACACAGACGAAGTATTTCTCTCTTAAAATTTATAATACCACAATTTTCAACATCGTACACCAATTCTTTGTTAGAACCGTAATAATTTTTCCAATCAGACTCAGCCTTATATCTCTTCTTTTTCTTCTTAATTACGCGAGTCTTCATTGACCAGAAAAACTTCTTGCCGATGTATTGCTTATTATTTAGAGTATTTGTGATTCGATAAACGAAACCATAGAACTCTTCTATCTTATCAGATTCTACGATTTCGTTATTATAATACCACGGGTTTTCATAAGACATAGAGGGACACCTTTCCCTCTATTTATTTCACGGATCTGGATACCAGTTTTCTTCATCTTCTTCATCTAAATCATTATCATCATATCTAATCTTATCACCACAGAACGGACAAAACTCTGGTGAATCTACTTCATCATGCACTACTTGAAACTCTGCTTCACAATTTGTACAAACTATTTCTTTATCAGACAATTCCTTTTCTCCTAATTAACATGTTACTCTAGTCGGGCAGTTTGCATGATTACATACATAGCCCCATACTCCTTTACTAAAATCAATTCCACATACTTTACAACCAACTAAATTTTGGGTAATCCTATCATTCGGTACATTTGTAGGTGATAGATGAGGATAGCTTCTTGCAAATTCCACGCCGTCTTTATACCCCTTGCGATAATGCTCGAGCATGTCTCTGTAGTAATCGGTATCATGCACATCTTTTGTTCCTTTGCAATTACAGTTATCACCACAACTCATAGACTAAATCCTTTAAATGTGTCTGCAGAAACGTCTTTCTTCACACCACCAACAACATAAGAAGTAATCTCAGTTTCCTGAGGAGCAACTTGTACTTCTGCTCCACTGATCCACTTCTGTGTCCATGGAAGCGGATTGCTACCTCCCTTATAAGGTGTAGGAAGACCAACAGCTGTCATACGCTTATTAGCAATCCATTCTATATATTCACACAGCAGCGTCTCATTGAGACCGACCATCGAACCGTCTTTAAATAGAAAACTTGCCCACGCTTTTTCTTGCTCGACGGCAGCAGTAAACAATTTAATTGACTCTTCTTTTGTTTCTTCTGCAATCTTAGCGAAGTCTTCATCTTCTTTTTGTAAAGCCTTAAGGAGTTGTTGGGTTCCAGCAAGGTGTAAGTTTTCATCACGTGCGATAAACTTGATGATCTTAGCATTGCCCTCCATTTTCTTGACTTCAGCAAACGCCCACGAGCAAGCAAACGAGACATAGAACCTGACTCCTTCAAGGATGTTGACAGACATGAGGGCGAGCCATAAAGCTTTCTTATGTGCATACGGAGAATAATTGAAAACACCGCTTCGTTCTAGATCGTTATTCATTTTGATCAAATCATCATAATACTTACTGATATCGCCAGCACAATCAACAATTTCTTTAATATCCATTATTTCATCAAAGACTTTCGATGGGTTTGGATAGATGTTTCTGATAATGTGAGTATAACTGCGGGAGTGGATTGTTTCTGAGAATGTCCAAGTTTGAATCCATGTCTCAAGTTCTGGTAGAGAGCATATTGGTCCAAATGCCGCTGTCGGCGCTCTTCCCTGTACGGAGTCGAGGAGAATCTGACGTTTGAGATTGGAAGTAAAGATATGCTGCTCATGCTCAGTTAGTTCCTTAAAATCTTTTGCATCTTTATAGATATCCACTTCTTCAGGTCTCCAAAAAAACCCAAGTTGTTTATCCGTGAGCTTCTCGATCCAGGGATACTTTTGTCTATCAAATCTTGCAATAGTGGGTGCGTCATCAAAAAATGCCTTTACTGTTGTATGATCTTTTTTATTGTTAGAGTCAAAGACTGAGTAAACCATTTTTATAACTTTCCTTTAATACGTATCTTGATGCTTCTACCCATACTCTAACAGATCCATTAGTATGATATGCTTCAGTATTTGCCCATGTTGCAACTACATTAGAAGCAACATCGACAGACATTCCATGATAACTTAAAAATAAATGATAGTTTGTTTCATCCGGTTCAATCATCTTTTATCACACTAATCTTTTTTCTGCCAGCGGTCTTATTTACTCTTGCTCTGATATAAGCATTTTCCCATGTCCAACACTCACCAGTATCATCCTGAAAACAAACCCACTGAAGATCATTTTCAATACCAGTGTCAATTAAGAAGTGAGCGACTGCACGCCCTTTCGGTGTCATTAAAGGAATAGGTGGATCTATTCTTGTTATGTTACTCATTTATCACCCCAATAATATCTCTATCATCTTCTTTATTATCCCATCTGTATTGACCGTTTAAATTCTTAACAGCATGTTTATTAGTATCAAGATTTTTAAATATAGTTACACCTGCTCTTCTTTCTATGAAGACATACTTACTTCCTTCACGATCGACGTATGTTTTACCTTCTTCAAAAGTTAGATTTTGCATGACTCGCAATCCTCTTCACTTACTTCGCTGGCTGCCAATGGTTTTTCTTCATACTCACCGGCACCATCATTCGTATTAAAATAATAAAGTTGTTTTCCACCATACTTATAAAACATAAGAAGGTGCTTAATCATCTCAGACATAGGAATCTTTTCATCTTCATAGAACTTTGGGTTGTAACTAGTGTTAACAGATATACCCTGATCTATGAACTTTTGCAAGACAGAG